GATTACAAAAAAAGGATGCACAAAAAAAAGCCATAGAAAAAACTAAAACTAGCAACCAGATACCCGGTACCACAAAATTTAATAAGAATGCATTAGCTAAAATATATAATGTAGAGCCTGATGATTATAAAGAAAAATTGAAATCCTTACAGAGTGCTTATAGTGGAATTCAACTTAAGGATCAAAACGATAATGATGTGTTGGATATAGAATTTATGTTTTCTGGTAGAGGGGGTATGATTGGGTATTTGTTAGGTATGTGGGGTGAAGAAGAAAAGAAATTAAAAAAAAGTGATGGCCAATCGGGAACGGAGGGTGCTAAATCTGCAATCACATTTACTTATGTAGATTCTTTAGAAGAATATTATGAGTTATTAGCAAAAGATAGATTTTATCATGAAGTATTTGATACTATAATACCATTTGAATTAAATTTATCTATATATGGTATTCCAGGTATAACCCCCGGAGATTTATTTAGAATAGATTATTTACCAACGCGAATGCGGGAAAATATTTATTTTCAAGCGATTACTATTGGGCATGATGTTACTCCATCTGGGTGGGAAACTAATATTATGGCCGTCCCCCGTATTATGAAAAAATTAAAAAAAGAGTTATTGGACAACTCGGATGGAGGGAGGCTCCCGGTTTATAAAAATAGATTAAAAAATAATATAAAGTTAACAAGAAATTTTTTATTTGATCGTGGTGTTAACCCAAAACTTGCATTTTTATTTACAGATTTTACAGTTAAAGACGACCCCAATATTAATCCTTTTAATGATATATTCGTTTTAGAGGGAATTGTGAGTAACGATGCTCTTAAAACGAATCCATTCACATTGTTCAATACTGCAGCTGTTTATAATAATTATGAAAGTAATTTACATTCCTGGTTTACCAGCCCAGAAGGTTATTCAAACAACACATGGCATGATGATACACCATCCAGTATTACAGATAATATAAAAGTTTCAGATTATTTTCCATTGAGTGTGGATTTATCAAACACACACAAAGTTTATGTAATAGTATCAGGGTTTAAAAATTTAGTAATAAGTGCCCCTGTCGAAGATAATCTGAAAAACTATTTGGAACAGGTAGTAAAAATAAGTAATTATTCTAAATATCTAAGACTGCAACCTCCAGCATCAGGGAAAGCTGACCCATCAGTTCAAATTGCATAATAAAAAACACTTGTTTCATATACTAAAAAAGTAGTATATTACATAAAGAGAAAAATGGTTATAAATGTATATTGTAATTCCAATATATTCAGATGGATTTTTACATCCACTTCATAAAGACAATAGGTTATCTTTACTCTATGTAAAAGAACTTGATGGTTACGGCCGTATGCTTACATTCAATCATATGGATTCGTTATCAACAGATTCTTATGAGTTTTTGAAAGATGAGGTTATATTAACACCTTCAAAAAAACATCTATTATCTGTACATCCATTTAAACAAGTTTATGATATGAATATGTTGAATTGGTGGATGTATAATAAGCCAATGAATTTAGATATAAAAGTCGATACTATTGATATATTGAATAATAGATTTTACAATTTAAAACAGATAAATACAGTAATACCCATATATAAACATCTTGAATATTGTAACAAGGTAGCTGAACAGATAGAACAACTGTGGAAAAATAAAGATAAAATCAACTTCGATGACTATTTATTATATAATAGAGAAGCTATATTAGCTTACTACTCAATTGAGAGAAAAAGTATCAAGGTTTCGGATGATGTGTGTGATATATTTGATAACAGAGTAAAAAAACATATATCAAATAATAAGTTATATTCAGATTATTTTCTAAATACAACAACAGGAAGACCTAGTAATTCATTTGGTTCAGTTAATTTTGCAGCGCTTGAACCAGAAAAGAGAAAAGCAATTTTACCTGAAAATGATTTATTATTAGAATATGATTACGATGCTTATCATTTAAGAATAATAGCTGATTTAGTGGGATATAAATTTCCAGAAGGCTCAGTTCACGAGTATCTAGCTGGTTGGTATGGGGTTGGTTATGATGAATCTAAGAGTATAACATTTAAAATCCTGTATGGTGGTATAGGTGATGATATAGCGAATAAAGTACCATTTTTTAAAAAAGTGAGAGAATTTATATTTTTACAATGGAAGTTATTTAATTCACAGAAATATGTTCAGACTTATATTTATAATAGAAGAATTGCATCAAAAAATTTAGAGGGAATGAACGCTAATAAAGTATTCAATTATCTTATTCAGGCACATGAAACTGAATTGAACATAAAAACGATAATTGAATTACAACGATATTTATTAGATAAGAAAACTGATTTAGTATTATATGGATACGATAGTTTTTTATTTGATTTCTCAAAACAAGATGGGGAACATATATTGTACAATGTAAAAAAGATATTAGAACGAAACGGACATCCAGTCAAGTTAAAACAAGGTTATAATTATCAGGAGATGAAGTAATATGAAATTTGATAAGATTGTTGAAGATATAGGTAATGCATGGCAAGACGCTATACCCACTGGTATCATCAATAAGGATAATCCATATCATGTTGTTATATTAGAAGGCATTTTAGATAAGTTCAATCTGACCAGAGAACAAAAATTAAGAATGTTGAATAGTGTTAGAGGTATTAAAGAAGATGATATTGTAAAAAATAAGAAAACTGGTAATACTTATGTTGTAAAAACACATAATAAAAAAACACAAGATTTGGTTAAAAAGAATGCTAGTCCTGAAGATGTGAAAAATGTGAAAAAAGGAGATGAAAAAGATAAGAAAGAAGTTCCTGTTAAATCTGATGCCGATACATCAAACGCTATAAACAAAGTAAATGATGAAAGACATGGTGTATTAAAGAAAGCTGAAGTCGCTCTTGCTAAAGGATATATAGGTAAAGCGGATGCCGAAAAAGTCCAAGAGTTTCATCAAGATATAAATGAATTTTTAAAAAATCCAACACAAGCAGCCGCAGAGGCTCTAACAAAAGAATATAAATTATCACAAAATTCAAATGGTAAGAAATTATACTTAGGATTCATAGCAGGTAATAGTAGAAAGTTATTAGGTGAAGATAATTTATTAGTTAAAGAAGTAAGTGATGTAATAAATAAGTTTATTGATTTAAAAGCAAAGGGTGATGTACAAAAACTAGCAATGAATAGATTACAAGGTTCTTCAAAACCTGAATTAGCTACTGTTGTTAAATCAGATGATCCGGGTGTTCAAAAAATATTCAGTACACCTCCGTATGATAGATTAGATGAAAAATTTCATCAAGTATTCGGTCCTACTAAAGATGGTAAATTATTAAGACCTAGTAATGAACATTCTAAAGAATACTTTCAACAATCTGTAGCTGAGAATACATCTTTAGATAAAACTATTGAAGTGCTTATAGATTTGGAAAAACAAGGAACAGCATCACCGGGTGTAAGAAAAGCTTTAGAAACACATAAGGTTAGAATGAACGAAATAACTCAAAATTTTGATAAAACTACACCTGAACAAAGAAGAGCATTAGTAGAAGAAACTTATTCACAGATGGCAAGAGAGATGCATGAAGCTGATCCTGATATTGCAAGAGGACTTATGAAAAATATGGCAGAGATGGCATTATATGATTCTGAGATAGCAGGCGGCGATGAGTGTTATTTACCTTCAAATGGAACTTTCCCTTCAGGTGATAAATTAAGAGTTGACAGAGACGGTACAGGTGCTGTAGAAAAGATAGCCGCGGTTTCTGTTAAGTTTGGTGAAAACAATGGATTCTACGGATTCCCAGGTGAAAGTGCTCAGTATCAAAAATTTCATCCAGATAAAGATAAAAGAACATATATGAGAAACAGAGTAGGACATAGTGGTCATTCATTAGGAGTTAGAGATGATTTAATTCAAGACCCTACAAAGTTTGATAAAATGTTAAAGGAAAGTGGACTTGATGGGGCTATAAAAAATCCAGAAGCATTAAGAGAAAAATTAAGTACGATGCAAAAAAAGATGGATTCAATTAGAAAATCGATTACAAATGATAAAGGTAAATATAAAAATAAAGATTTAGTAGCAAGAAGAAAAGAATTAGAAGCGATAAATACAGAAGCTCAAGCTTTATTAAAAGAAGTTGTTGATGAAGATAAATTAACAGAAATTATGGGACCAAAGAATGCAAAAGTGTTTATGAGCGGTGGTTGTGAAGCTATTAATATTATCAGTATGGCTTCTGTTTTAAATACATCAGATGGTTTATCTGTTATCGAACATAATCATCAAATAATAGATAAAGAAGGCTTACATTCTGAAACTGATACAGGTACAAAAAATCTTAAAGAATGGAAATTTCAATTTAGAGCATTTGACAGCAGAGGTGGTGGGTTGTTATCTGGTTTTGTAGGACCGCAAAAATAATGAAAACACAACTCTTAGCCACATTCACAACAAAAATTTATTTAGACGGTATCGTTGATAAAATCAAAGCTACCTACCCTATTGTATTTGATAAAATCTACATATTACAAGATGAAGATAGTCCAAAAGAATTAATTTGTACATATAATGTTGATGTGTCAAACGCAGTAGATTACAATGCAATAGAGAATACAATTTCATTACATAGAAAAAAACATACAAATACATTATATACAATTAATGCATTAAACGAAGTTGTGATGGATATGAACAACGGAATTAAAGATCCCAATACAATTGTACCTTGGGAAAATTACAAAAATTCTATTTTAGTCACTAACGCAGATGGCTTAAATAAAATAAACACAAGGATATTTAAAATAATAAAAATTTGATGTTTTAGGATTTTAATATATACTTATATATAGTTATAACAAATCAATACAGGAGAAATAGGTTATGAGTGAATCAACCTTATATTATTTTTATTCAGTAGGATGTGGTTGGTGTAAGAAAACAGAACCTTTAGTTGATGAACTCAACGAAGCGGGTTATGATATTCTTAAACTGGATTTAGCTGATAAAGATAACCAAGAGTTAAATAAACAATTAAAAGAAAAATATAAAAAACAATGTGGTACACCTTGGCTTATAGATGCTGAATCGGGTAACAATATTTGTGGATTTCGTGAAAAAGATATAATTGAAAAATGGGCAAAAGGTGAAGAAATTCCAGAACCGCCTAAACCCAAAGGCCCGCCTCCTCCTCCACCAACTGACTTTGACAATGAAGAACAAGTCAAAACTTGGAAAGAGGGATATGAAAAATGGGTTAAAGAAAATGACCATATGCCAAATTTACCAAAACCTGATGATATGTTGAATCGTTTGAAACAACAAAAGCAAATGATGGAACAAAGACAGGCTCAACAAGGGGCAACAGGAGCGCCAAATCCCGCTATTGAAGGTAGAATATCTGTGATAGAACAGAAATTGGATAGATTATTAAATCATTTGGGTGTTAAAACTAATGATATAAAACCAGTTCAACCTAAACAACCTGTTGTGAAACCTCAACCAAAAGGTTTACCAGGACCACCAGCTAGTAAGAAACCACCAAAGAAAAAAAAGAGTACAAAATGAAACTCATCAAGCCAAAACCAACAGTAGAAAGAAAAGCTACTGAGGAAGAGCTTGAATGTATTGATAAGACTGAAAAGATGTTAGAGGGAGAAAATAAACTCCCTCCAGCATCTCAGATGATTAGAAACATCGCAGTTGACCATTGGAAAGGTTTAAAAGCTTTCATTCGTGGAAAACAAGTTATATCAACACAAGACGAAGCTCAACGAAGGTGGGAAATATGTTTAAAATGTCCCAATCTTAAATACGATGAAACAAATCCAGACACAAATAAAAAAGATGGTAGATGTACTCATTGTGGGTGTTTTATGAATGTGAAAGTTCATTACGCTACAGCTGAATGCCCGATAAAAAAATGGACAAAAGAATGTAAACACGAAAATCAATGCGGGTGTAAATAAATAAAAAAAGGTTGTTTTATATACCAAAAGCGATATATATTATAGTCAGTAGTAAAAAGGTTATATGTTTCTAACATATAAATGAAAATAAACAATAAACAATAAACAATAACGAGGAGATATTCAATGGATATCAATGCAATAAAAAACCGATTAAATCAGTTACAAACAACAACTTCAACAAAAAAATCATTTTGGAAACCTGAACCAGGTAAAACTCAGATTAGAATTGTGCCTTATAAATTCAATAAAGACAATCCTTTTCAAGAGTTATTCTTTCATTATCAGTTTGAAAACAAAACGATGGTTTCACCTGTTACATATGGAAGACCTGACCCAATCAATGAATTTTCAACCAAATTAAAATCAACTGGTGTAAAAGATGATTGGATTCAAGGTAAAAGACTTGAACCTAAAATGAGAACTTATGCTCCTGTCGTAGTAAGAGGTCAAGAAAATGAAGGTGTTAAATTTTGGGGATTTGGTAAAACAGTTTATCAAGAATTGTTATCAATTATCGCTGACCCTGATTACGGTGATATTACAGACGCTATCAATGGTCGTGATATAACTGTTGAGAAGATGACACCAGCCGAAGCGGGTAATCAGTACGGTAAAACTACAATTCGTGTTAAACCAAATATGACACCTTTAACTGAAGATAAAGAACAATTAAAATCAATGATTGAATCGCAAGTTGATATTAATGAGCTTTATACTGAACCTTCTTACGATGATTTAAAAGAAGTCCTTGATAGATACATGAATCCTGAAACAGAGGAAGAAACAGAAACAGAATCTACACCAGAACCTGTAGCAGCAGTTGCTTCAAATGTGGGTGATGCTTTTGATGATTTATTCAGTAAATAAATAGGAGAATACAATGACAGAAAGAGATGATCTTGCAAATGTCATTGCCTCTGAACTCAACAAAACATTCAAACATCAACAAGTCGCCTATTTTTTAGGTGGTGATGCAGAAACTCCAACAGACATAAGAGGGTTCGTTTCAACCGGATCCTCTATGTTGGATTTAGCGATAGCAAACAAACCTGGTGGTGGAATGGCTGTTGGTAGAATAACAGAATTGAATGGTTTAGAAGGTAGTGGTAAATCATTAATTGGAGCACACGCTCTAGCCGATTGTCAAAGACAAGGTGGTGTTGCAGTTTATATTGATACAGAATCAGCTGTGTCAGAGGAATTTCTTGCGGCTATAGGTATAGATACATCTAATATGTTGTATGTACACCTTGAAACTGTTGAAGAAGTTTTTGATACGATTTCAACAATCGTAACTAAAATTCGTGAATCAAGTAAAGATAGATTGGTCACAATACTCGTTGATTCATTAGCAGCTGCTTCTACAAAAGTAGAGATGGATGCTGATTTTGATAAAGATGGGTGGGCTACTGCTAAAGCAATTATTATAAGTAAGGCTATGAGAAAAATTACTCAAATGATTGCCCGACAAAAAGTATGTCTTATATTTACGAATCAGTTACGACAGAAGCTAGGTGTCATGTTCGGTGACCCGTGGACTACAAGTGGTGGAAAAGCACTTCCATTTCATGCTTCAACTCGTGTTCGTTTAAAGAACGCTGGTCAAATCAAAGATACTAAAAAGAATACCATAGGTATAAAAATCAAAGCTCAAGTTATAAAGAATAGATTAGGACCTCCAATGAGGACTGCTGAATTTCCTCTTTATTTCGATAAAGGTATTGATGATTATGGTAGTTGGTTAACTGTAATGAAAGAGCATAACTTACTTAAACAAGGTGGTGCTTGGTACACAATACAGCATGCCAATACAGAAACAGGTGAACTTATCAAAGAATACAAATTTCAATCAAAGGATTTTGAAGAACTCGTATTGAGTAATCCAGAATTAAAGGAATATTGTTATAATATGATATGTAAAGCCTGTATCTTGAAATATGATTCAAAACAACTTGGTGTCGATGATGTAGTTGAAACTGGTGAGGTAGTGGATGAAATCTAAAATTGATAAAGAACAATATTTATCATTTTTAGATCAGATTGAAGATACACCGAAAAAAACATTGAACTTGAATGATCGTGTTCTTATCATAGATGGTTTGAACACTTTCATTCGAGCTCATGCAGTCAATCCTTCTTTAAATGATGACGGGATGCATGTTGGAGCTCTTATAGGATTTTTAAGGTCTATAAGATACACAATTGAAAAATTACAACCTACAAGATGTATAATTGTATTTGATGGAAAAGGTGGTTCTAAAAGAAGAAGAAAAATCTATCCAGACTACAAAGCAAATAGAAAAGTAAAATCAAGATTAAATAGAAATGTAGATTGGTCATCAGGTCCAGCAGATGAACAACAATCTATGAAAATGCAAATGGGTAGATTAATACAATACCTGGAACAATTACCTGTTACATTGATTTCAATAGATGATATAGAAGCTGATGATACTATGGCTTATATAACAAAACAGATTTTAGTTAATAGTCAGATTTTAATTATGTCGACTGATAAAGACTTCCTACAATTAACAGATGAACGAATAAAAGTATGGAGTCCTACAAAAAAGAAATTATATAATCAAAAGGCAATCATTGATGAATATGGTATTCACCCATCAAAGTTCTTGTTATACAGAGTGTTAGATGGTGACAAATCTGATTTTATAAATGGTATTAAAGGTGCCGGGATAAAATCAATAATTAAATACATTGACCCTTTGACTAAGGAAGATAAATTTGATTTAGATGATTTAATTGAATATTGTGAAAAATCAGATAAAAAAATAAAACTCTTGGATACTATCTCAAATAGTCGTAAATTACTATATAGGAATTTCTTACTAATGCAGTTAGATGAGGTAGATATACCGAATCATTGTAAGTTAAAAATACAAGGTGCATTGAATAATGAAATTCCACAACTGATAAAGTATAAATTTCAGACAATGTTTTTACAAGATAAATTATCAAGTCAAATTAAAAACTTTGATAGTTGGATTACAGAATTTATCAAGTTAGATAGAATTGGAAGAGTTAATAAAATTTAAAAAGGTATTATGTCAGAATATTCAGACAAAATGAAAAGAGCTTCGAAGATTTTATTCGAGGATAGGTTGTATGATTTTGAACCCAAGTCTATTTGGGATTATAAAAAGTATACAGATTTTGATAAACAGATTACTGATAAAATAGCATCAGATGGTTTGTCAAAGGATACCAGTAAAGGTAAAGATTGGGTAAAAGTAGGTGGTGGACTTAGAGCTCTATCAAAGTTTAATTCAGAGAATTGTAAGAACATCATAAATTATTTTACTTGTGAAGGTGATACTATATTAGACCCATTTGCTGGTAGGTCAAGAGCTACTATATCAAATCATCTTGGTAGAAAATATATTGGGTTTGAATTAACAGAGAAATATTTCCCACAAACAATCGGTGAGGATTTGAGAGTATATAATGACGATAGTGCTAATATGGGTAAATGGTTAGATTATTTAGATTACGCTGATTTAGTATTTACTTGTCCACCATATTGGGATATGGAAAAGTATTCAAAGGATGAAAATGATTTGAGTACATTTAAAACTTATGATAAATTTTTAGATGGGTGTAATAGTAGATTAGAATTAGCTTCACAATATTTAAAAGATGATGGATTCTTAATAGTTGCTTTGATGGACTTTAGAAGAAAAGGTATTCTTCATTCGTGGCATACTGATACTATAAATCACTTTCATAATAATACAGACTTTAAATTATACGATACAATTATATGGGAAATGAGTCCAGCTAAAAGACATCCTTTATATCCACAAGCATTATTGAATAGAAGAATGTTAAATGCTCACGAGTATTGTTTAGTGTTCAATAGAAAAACACAACCAGAATTAAGAGAGTTTTATGATAAAAAGTTGGAAGAAGATGAAATCATAAGTAAAAACGATAAAATTAATGAATTTTTTTAGAGAATTAAATGGTAAATAAAATAACCGATTTTGGATATAATTTTCAGATAAAAACAATCGTGTGTTTAATGAGAGATGTTAAATTCATTGAACAAATACATGATATTTTAGATGAAAAACATTTTGACAATGAAGCAATAAAATGGATTATAAAAAATTGTAGGGAATATTATGATGAATATAAGACCAATATAACTTTAGATGTTTTTAAAATTAAATCAAATGAAGTAAAAAATGAGATACTTAAAACAACTATTGTTGACACTTTAAGAGAGGTTTATAAGCATCTCGAAGCTACAGATTTAGAGTTCGTTCAAGATAAAGCTTTAGATTTCTTCAAGAATCAAGCATTGAAAAATGCCATATTAAGTTCAGTTGATATTTTAGAACAAAAAGGTGATTTCGACCAGATTAAGATATTGATTGATGATGCTATGAAAGCTGGTACTGAAAGAAATTTAGGGCATGATTATCTTGAAGATTTTGAAGTTAGATATTCTGAAATGGCTCGTGAAACAATACCTACAAATTGGGATGTTATTAATGAGTTGATGCAAGGTGGTTTAGGTAAAGGTGAATTAGGTGTTATAGTTGCACCAGCTGGTATTGGTAAGTCATGGGTATTAGCTACAATTGGTGCTGATGCGATAAAAAATGGTTATAGTGTTGTTCATTATACATTAGAGTTGAATGAAGCTTATGTTGGTTTACGATACGATAGTATAATCTCAGGTGTAGCTAATCAAAATCTTAAATATCATAAAGATGAAGTTGAGAAACAGATTGAAAAACTTAAAGGTAATTTAACAATCAAATACTTTCCAACAAAAACAGCTTCAGTTCATACAATCCAAGCTCACTTACAGAAAATGAAAACATTAGGTCATAATGTTGATTTAGTTATCATGGATTACGCTGATATTATGAAAGACACAAGTAATGCTCGTGAAGTTAGACATGCTCTTGGTAACATCTATGAAGAATTAAGAGGAACAGCGGGTGAGCTTGAAGTTCCTATATGGACAGCTTCCCAAGCAAATCGTTCAGCTCTGGATGAAGATGTAATTGAAGCTACAAAAATTTCTGAATCATATCAGAAGATTATGACAGCAGATTTTGTTATGTCGTTATCAAGAAAAGTAGAAGATAAAATAGGTAACACTGGTAGATTTCATGTTATGAAAAATAGATTTGGGCCTGATGGTATCACATTCCCTGCCTTGGTAAATACAAACAATGGTAAGATTGATATTTATGAATCAGCTACGGTTGATGGCCAACACCAGCAGAAAAAAATTGATAATAGGGATAATATAGCTAAGAAAATGTTATCTACTAAATTTAAAGATTTAATGGGAGACGAATAATGACAGAAAAACAATTTGAAGCTTTAGGAAAAGTTTTAGATATGTATCTTGAAATGGAACAATTGGATTATGAAGAATATGAAGATAAACCCAAAGACCATATATTCAATGATTTATTAACATTGAATCATTATCTTATGAAAAATTATTATATGAAAAATAATAATGTATAAAAAAGTATTACCATTTTCAGACGATATGAAGGTAAAAGACCAATTTGGTTGGTTACCCTTATCAGTCGTTGAACCAGATAAAGCTTCTAAAATCAAATGGAAAGATGCTTACCTTGATGATGGTATGAAAGAAAAGAGAAGAAGTGATGACGCAAAATATTTACCAGGATTAGGGTTTAGTGAATTTCATGCTGGTATGACAGAAGATATACTTATGTATTGGTCAATGGATAATAGTGTTGTTGTTGACCCCTTTTCTGGTAGATTGACAAGAGCATTTATATCATCAAAAATGGGTAGAAAATATTATGGTTATGATATATCACCTACTACGGTTAAAAGAGTAAAAGCACATTTAGAACAACACGATTCTGATGCTACGATATATTGTGATGATGGTTGTAAGATGAAACAAACACCTGATGATTTTGCTGATTTAGTTATGACTTGTCCACCTTATCATCAGTTAGAAAAATACGAATCAGTAGATGGTCAATTATCAGACATAAAAAAATATCCAGAATTTTTAGATATGATTGAATTATGTGGTACTAATATAAATAGAGTATTAAAACCAGGTGGGTTTTGTATATGGGTTTGTGGTGATTGGAGAGAAAGTGGTAAGTTTAGAAACTTTCATTTAGATACTATAAAACTATTTGAGAAAGCTGGTCTAATCACACACGATATAATGATTATGAAAAACATAAGTCCTTTTGCAGCATTACAAGCAGGTAAAGTGGCTTCAAAAAGATATACAAGTAAAGTTCACGAATATGTATTAGTGTTTAGGAAAGAAGGTGAGTTAGAAATAAACACAGATGTAATAGTGAAAAAAGAAGAAAAAGACAATTTTTGGTAGGAGAAAATTATGGAAAAACAAATTATTAGTTATATAGAAATACCAGAAGATTATTGGGTTGTATCAACACCCGAAAATATTGAAATAGAATACATTAATCCTGAAGAAGATTAATATTTATAAGTGACCTCAATCAAGGTTTTAATCAAGGAGTTTTAATGGACATATCATCACAAATTTTATCAGATATTACAGTTTATATGAAGTATGCTAGATATTTACCTAAGTTTCAAAGACGGGAAACTTGGCATGAATTAGTTACAAGAAATAAAAAAATGCATATAAAACAATATCCTGATTTAAAGAAAGAAATAAATAAAGTTTATAAATTGGTATATGACAAGAAAATATTACCATCAATGAGAAGTATGCAATTTGCCGGCAAATCAATTGAAATATCACCTAATAGAGTTTATAATTGTGCTTATCTCCCAATAGATAATTGGCAATCATTTTCAGAGGTGATGTTTTTATTACTTGGTGGAACTGGAGTTGGTTATTCAGTTCAAAAACATCATGTAGAAAAATTACCTGAAATACACAGACCTAATCCAAAAAGAAAACGAAGATTTCTAATTGGTGATTCGATTGAAGGTTGGGCTGATGCTGTAAAGGTATTAATGAAATCATTTTATTATGGTGGTTCACATATCAAGTTTGACTTTTCGGATATACGACCAAAAGGTGCTATGTTAGTTACAAGTGGTGGTAAAGCTCCTGGCCCTCAACCATTAAAAGAATGTATTGTAAAAATTCAAGGTATTTTAAATCAAAAAGAAAATGGTGATAAATTAACAACATTGGAAGTTCATGATATTGTATGTCATATAGCAGATGCTGTATTAGCAGGTGGTATTAGAAGAGCCGCCTTAATATCATTATTTTCAGCAGATGATGATTCAATGATTTCATCTAAATATGGAAATTGGTGGGAAAGTAACCCACAAAGAGGCAGGTCTAATAACTCTGCTGTTCTGGTTCGCTCAAAAGTTACTGAAGAATTTTTCTTTGAATTATGGGAAAAGATAAAATCAAGTGGTAGTGGTGAACCCGGAATATATCTTACAAACGACAAAGATTGGGGAACTAATCCCTGTTGCGAAATAGCTTTAAGACCATACCAATTCTGTAATCTAACAGAAGTGAATGTATCAAATGTTGAATCACAGGATGACTTGAATGAAAGAGTTAGGGGTGCTGCATTCATAGGAACTCTACAAGCAGGATATTCAGAGTTTCATTATTTACGACCGGTATGGCAACGAACTACTGAAAAAGATGCTTTGATTGGTGTATCTATGACGGGCATAGCATCAAACAAAGTAATGGATTTAGATGTTACAGAAGCCGCTAATGAAGTTAAAAAAGAAAACAAAAGAGTTGCTGATATACTAGGTATAAAATCGGCAGCAAGATGTACAACTGTTAAACCAGCTGGAACCACATCGCTGACCCTAGGAACATCAAGTGGTATTCACGCATGGCATAATGATTTTTATATAAGAAGATTAAGAGTTGGTAAGAATGAATCAATTTATAATTATTTATTAGAGAATCATCCTGAGTTGGTAGAAGATGAATACTTTAGACCACATGATACGGCAGTTATTTCAGTACCACAAAAAGCACCAGAAAATGCTATAATGAGAACTGAATCAGCATTTCAATTATTAGACAGAGTAAAATTTATTAGTGAGAATTATGTTAAAAAAGGTCATAGAAGTGGTATGAATACACATAATGTATCTGCTACAATATCAGTAAAAGATGGTGAATGGGATGATATTGGCCAATGGATGTGGAAGAATCAAAAAGCATACAATGGTTTAAGTATATTACCTTATGATGGTGGAACATATAAACAAGCACCATTTGAAGATTGTGAAGAAGCCACATACGAAAAAATGTTAGAAACTTTGAAAGAAGTGGATTTGTTTAAAATAGTAGAAGAGCACGATGAAACCGATTTAAAAGGTGAAATCGCGTGTTCTGCTAATGGATGTGAAATAGTTTAGGATAAAATAATGAATGAAATAACAATAGAACATATAGCGAAAGCTATTAAAAGTGGTAATAAGGATGATATAAATGAGGCATCGCTAATTAAAAATATATGTTGTTTCGTATATTAAATATGTTGTATATTATAGTATAATTTCAAATAAAGTATAGGATTGTACATGGAACTAAAAGTAAAACGACATACTGATACAGCAAAATTACCTGAAAAATCTCATCAAGGTGATTTGGGTTATGATATATTTGCAGATGAAGATATTTGGATTCCTCAGGGTGAATATAAATTAGTTTCAACTGGTATTAGTGCTTGTATAAATTCATATAAATACGGATTTATAATTAAAGATAGAAGTTCAATGGCATGTAATGGTTTATTTATTCATGGTGGTGTTATTGATTCTGGATATACAGGTGAAATAAAAGTGTTATTTA